GGTATCTAGTCCTATATCACCGTAGTGTAGAATGTCATCGTCAGGAATCCATCCTTGAATACCAGCTTTACCTAAATCTCTTCGATGCTCTTTTTTAAAATCTGTATCCTCTAGTCTTGCATAGTATATTTTATGTGGATCGTCGGGATCTACTTGATGTTCTATCCATGGATGTTCACCCATAGTCCATGGAGTATCCGCTACTTTTAATTTTTCTGTATCATCTACCCACTCTAGCTTTCTATTTGGAGCCCAAGTAGTGTGGGCATACCACCTATCACCACGAGGAATTACCGCAATATGAACGTCTGGATCATAATCCAATGATAGCTCTTTGCCCCAAAGCAGATCTATATGTTTCTTGTGTGGATTATTTGCTTGGAGAGGGTGTTGTGCTTGTCTAAGTATTGCTAGGTTATATTCGTTTTCCTCCATTCCCATATTCAACATTCTTATCTGAGAAGCTTTCATGTAAGGAAGTTCATTAACGTCCCAAGCTGCGTCAAGACTATTTGCAAGTAGACCAGAATATTGGTTGTGTAATCCATCTTGCAACTCAGTCCGTAACGTGCTAGCTATATCACTTGCATCTTTGTAAGCATTATAAAAGGCAGCATACTCTTTCCTAATCCATTTTTCTCTGTCTTTACGAACTGCCGGATCATCTATATCAGGTAATTCGTCTAAACGCTCACCCATTTCGGTTGCTGTTTTGAGTAGATCCATTGCATGATTGTCTGCCTCGTGATACTTTTTCTTTATTTCGAGTATTTCAGGAGTATACTTAGGTATAGGTATAAGTCTACCTTGGTCTCCAACTACCTTTAATGCATTGCTTAATTCTATATTTCTTTCTTCTTTAGATAATGAACTGATTCGGTGGTTATTTATTATAATCTCGCCACTCTGTATACGCTTAACTGTTTCCTCATCATAATCTTCTAACCCTGTTGTAAAGCCAGTATTATCAGGTAAAGGCATTTTAACTTTAGGATACGTGAACACATCACCTGTTAAGACTGTTCTTAAACCACTAGATAGAGGTACTTGAACAAGGGTACCAATACCTGGCTGCTCCCCTTCTTTTAGATTGTTCAGTTCCCGGAACTCTTCTACAGATAAACCAGATGCTTGAGAAAGCTTCCAAATGGTATCGCCTTTGTGCACTACATAATCTCCATGAGTAGGCTCTGAAGGTTTAGTACCATAGGTTTCGATTCTATTATATATCTCTTTTAGATTATGTATATTATTTAAATCTTCGCTTCTAAGCGAATCATTTATATTATGTAATATAGGATTAGTAGTATGTTTAAATTCAGGATCCATTATCTCATTCCTTGTTGTCTAAAAGCTCTAGCTTTTAGTATTTCCATAAGTTCTTTTCGTTCTTCTTCGGTAAGTTCATCACTAGTATCTTCAATATATTTTACCAGAAACTCATCCATAGCTAACCTAACTTCTTCTTTAGCCTTCGGATCTGCATCATCACTTTGTAAACTTTGAATATATTCTACAACAGCTCCAGCTTCTTCCAGATTTTCTATACCGATTAGTTTTCCTTGAAGTTCGTTCATTATCCTTGCACCATTTTTCTTTTCAAGATCGTCCTTTTCTTTCTGTGTTCTTTTCGCAGTTTCTGATTTTACAAGCTCCGCACCAGCTTCTAATATACTTTGACGAAGAACAGTAGACATCTTATAATCAGCAGCAGCTTGGGAATTTTCCACACCACTTATCTGACCTTCTGAATTTTTATTCAGTTGGTTAGTATCTGTGTCTCTGAATCGTGGGTCTGTTTCTGTAAACTTAGCGTTAACTATGTTTACTTCTTGCGACATATCAGGTAGTTCTAGAGGTCTTACATCTTGTCTTTTTTGTTGTGGTCGCATTATAGAACACCTCTCTTATAGATATTAGATACTAATTGCCCAGCTATTCTAGCCATGGCTCTAGGTTTATCTTGGATATTAGTGGACTCTTTAAACTTCTTTAATCCTTTCTCAACCACACCTTTAGTTTCTACATCTCTGTAGTCTAACATGTTTGCCATTACAGGAGCCACATCATCAATAGACAATGTATCAAGATTATTGAATAAAGACTCATCAACTTGTCTTTTACCTTCAGAAGTAATACTTCTAGCTATATCTAAGTGGGGTCTAACGGCTCTTTGAATAGGTTTAAAACTATTTACCTGTACCGCATACTGTTCGGCAGCATCAGGACTTTGCTCATTTGCGGTTAGGTTCTGCCCTACGACATACTTACCAGTATCATCTTTTACAGAAACTCTGCCGTTAACAATCTCAGCTTCTCCTAATTTATTCATTCGCTCTAATACTGAGATATCTTTTATATGCTCATACTCAGGTGCTAAAGCATCTAAGGTTTTGCTTGGATCGCTAAACAGCTTTACTAAAGATTCTTCTAACGCTTTAGAGTGTGAGATAGTACTCTTGTGTGCAAAGTCTGTTGTAATATATTCCTGCAATTGGGTAAGCTTAGGCATATAGTGATTAGCCACATCATCATTCTCAACGCTATTTACATTCTGTAGAACAAACAGCTTATCCATAGGTGAATAGGCTTCGCTTAACTTAGCATCTATCTCTTGCATTCTGTAGGCGTTAAACTTTTCCCTAGATAATCCAGATAAAGCTTCGTAAGTATCATTATATACTGTTCTGTTTTCAGGAGTAATATCAAAAGGTACAAACTCTAGCCAGTCTCTAAGAATATTATCACCCTGATAACCTTTAATCCATTCATTACTTCTCTGTACTTGAAGATCAGTATAGTTTTTATTTACTATATCTGAAACAGATTTCTTTTTTATAAAATCCATACTCATTATGCGTTCGCCTGATAATAAGAACCTGCAACAGACATGGTTGTTTGTCCAATACCTGACATAAGAGCACTGCTATATGCTTGGCTTGGGCTTTGACCATAGTATTGACCTGGTGTAATTTCAGAAATTTTAGTAAAGCCAAAGTCACGCATGTTCAATGTCTTTTGATACTCATCATCAATAAGACCTTTTTCTAGCGCTGAGTTTACATTGACAGTATCTCTTGCTTTATGATAGTTGCTCATTGCATTCCTAAGCATAGCTTTAGAAGTAGCTGAGTTAGAGTTCATACGTCCTGCTAGTTGTCCTTGAAGATCACCATAAGCTTTGAACATACCATTAGACATTTGAGACATAGTGTTATTAGTACGTTCCCGTTGCCAATAACGATTCTTTTCTCTAATCTTTAGAGCTTCTTCACCTATTGCCTGGTTTCTAGCCCACTTCTCCTCTTCTTCTAGAAGTTGGAACCATGTAGCATTAGCCCAATCTTTGGCTCTAAGTACTTCACTTTCTCTCCATTTGGCTATGTTCAGTGCTGCTTGTTGTTTTGCTGCTCTGGCTCCTGCTATAGATGATAGAACACCACCTACTCCTTGCAGTACTAATGCGCTTGTTACTGCCATGGTTTACCTCCTTACCAATATCTTTGATTTATTTTAAATGGGTTGCGTTTCCGGGGCATATCTTCTCTTAAGACCGCACCAGAAATTCTCTCACCAAGAAGACCGAATATCCTATCATTAGATAGCCACTCTTTAACTACTTCTTGGTGCTTCTTATGTTCATTTTGTTGAATAACCTGATCAACATCAATACTCATGTTGTCATACCAGAATTTAACAGAGGCTGCTAGGACATCTACACGGTCATCTCGTGGCAACGCACCTCGTGCGTCATGAAGCCGTGTGAGCTGTCTTTGGGTTTCTTCGTTCACGATAGCCTTTCGGTTAAAGACAAGCCTGTGCTGGGCTAATACGGGCTCTAAAGCCTCAAGCATACGAGCTTCCTTCTGCCCAGCCACTCTGTACTCTTCAATTCCTACCTTATGACCGCAAGATGCAGCCACAACGGGAGCCAAAAGCTGCCCAAACATAGCATCACCGAAGTTACTTTCGACATGTATGTTCTTTATTTGGTATTCATTAGCTAATTTGGCTATTTTGGTGAGGACTGCCTTATTGTAGCCCCCGTCAAGACCTATTAAATCATGGATAAATATGTATCCGTTCGCAAATGAACTAATACAGACAGCTGTTTCGTCTGTACCACGACCTGACGGGTCTATAAACATAGCTGTATGTAGATACTCTGTATAATTATCCGAGATCCACATGGGTTCATAGATAACATCTCCCGCCATTCCAAATGATGGGACTCTTTTCATAGGTGTAGAGGAAGCCCATATGATTTTCTCAGGACAAATCGTAGGATCTACGTCAATTACCAGTAGATCTGATAATCTTAAAGGATACTTCTCTGCATCTGCAAGAGATGTGTCTAGTTTATAATGTAAAGCAAATAATCTAGGACCGATCTTAGCTTTTCTTCCCTCTAATACCTCTTCACTAAACCTCTCAGGCTGAGTAGGTTCGCCAGCTTCCCCTTGTAACTGCCATACCCAACTATTGACATTCTCACATTCGGACTCATTGTTCTTGTCTGGTATAACTGCGGGGAATTTTGTAATAGGATAACCTTCAGCTAGTGTATTGTAGATAGAGTCCCTAATCTGAGGTGTACCTAAGAACAAAACTCGACCACCTACGTTACGTATCTGTTCAAACTCTGATACTTTGTTTAACAATTTTTCTCTAGCATTGGCTGTTTCACAATTACCCTCAATCTCTACGTCATCTGCTATAACATACTCAGCGTGACTACCTGTAATTTGAGAGGATATACCTCGGGCAAAACAGGATTTATCTTGACCCATCTTAGTACGACACTCTACATTAAAACCAAACGCATTATCTGTTGTATGATCCCCCGGTCTCATGTGTTCGCAGTAAGGAACAAGGTCTAAGATTTTTCTAGTCATGCTAATAAACTCCGCAGCCTTGTTACTGGTAGCGGATACAACCATGATAGTAGTGTTAGGATCCTTTAGTAAGAACCAAGAAGCTAAGCAAGCTGTAATAACGGACTTACCAAAGCCACGACCAGCCTGTAGCTGCATATCCTCAGGTCCTTCTTGTAGAGCGTCAGCCATAGCGTACTGCGCAGGTGTAGGTTCACCTATACCCATATACTTAAAGCACGCCCACATGTGATTGCGGAAGTCCTCAAGCATTTCTTCTGGTATATTCACTATCTACGTCTCCTTGGTGGGGTAAAAGCTAATAAGGCAAAGATAGCTAAGCTACTAGGGGCTGGAGATATACCATAGTATACAGGGGGATCTATAGTTAGATCCCCTGCATCTGTAGTTATATCAACTATAGTAGACTTAACTTCATTAAATGTGTTGAAGTATTCTATAACAGAATCCACTGCCTCTTTACCGACTATGGTTCCTATTATAGCAGCAACTATCGTTAATGTCAAGATCTTTTTCTCAAGTTCTTTAATTTTTTTATCCTTAGCCCTACCTCTATCTTCACATTTTTTTAGCTTACTAAGATTATCTTGCTTATGACAATCACAATTACAGTTCATTAATACTTCTTCTTCATCTTCTTGCCGGTTTTCTTAGCGTATTTTTTGGCAGCTGCCTTTCCCTTCTTGGTATAAGCAAATTTCTTTTTTCCTACCTTCGGCATATTACGCCTCCTTCCTAAATGGTATACTATCTTTAAACTTACCCTCTAAGAAATCTAATGTTTCGTCAGGGATGCTGTCTAATTGTTCTCTATTATCTGATATGATCCCACGTACCACCTGGTATAAACCAGGGGTACATTTATCAGGATCGCTTAGGTCATCTAACATACACTCAATTAAAAGTGATTGCAATCGTTCTATTCTATCTGATTTATTCATATTATGTTTCCAGTGAGAAGTCGTCTCTTCTCTTGTTATGCCCTGTATAATCATACTTACCATATCTATGCATACTATAAGTATGTCCATACGAACCATTACGAAGAGTATTATCAGTGTATAAACATTTTAGCATAATTGGTTTAACATTTCCAGCATCAGTGCTGACAGTGTGCAGGGCATATCCGCCCCTCTGTGAGTTATTAGAAATATTTACGTGCCGTGTTCCTCCATATGCCTGATGCCCTGTACCAAAACTCATACCCCATTGATGGAATTTATTTTGCTGAGCTCCATATTTGGCTATAAAATCTATATAATTATCGCTTACTCTAACTTTATTCATTCTAAGGGTAGTTGGAGGATCAGCTCCACTGTAAGGATCTTTAAGAGCTCCTGTTCGTATACCAAAGATTGAACCTAGGTAATCCATGTTATTACCATAGTGCGTGGTATCATTACCTTGACCATAGCCATATCCACCTCCTGTAGTTTCTCCTACTCTATAATGGAAATCATCTCGTTGGGTTGAAAGACCCCTAGGAATATTAGTTACATAAGTATAATCAGTTCTAAATGTATTGTTAACAATATCTGTATCAAATACACCATTACAAGCATCAAAGCCATAACTAATTAAACAACCATACCTATTAAATATAAAGTAATTATCTGTAATAGAGATTCCGTTAATAGGACATCGCCTACTTATATATCCGCCCATACACTCAACCAGAATACCGTGTTCCCAACTTGTGCAAGAATTATTAGAAAATACTAAATCCTGTATAAAGCCACCCCTATACTCACTATTGCCTGGCTCCATAGCTTTGCCTGTGATGACAAACTTACATCCCTTGGAAATACTTACTTTCTGGTTTGCGTCAGAGGAGCCAAAGTTTCCACCATCAAATCCACCTGAAACATTAAAGCCACCGGAGGCAGCTGATAGTCCATACTTATCTGGATCCCATGATTCTGCAACATTACCACCATGTAGATAGTTCTGAGATCCGTCCATAGTACATCCAGTTACTTTGATATCCCAACCCTCAACATGAATAACATAGCTTGAGTTATCTACACCACGGCTACATGCAAGTCGTCTTACGTTCCATGCTCTAGATACCATATCACAGTCTTGGATTCTAACGTTCTTAGTACAGCCTGTAAAGTATACAGCTGAACATATATTATGGAACTTACAGTTCTTAATCGTAATATCGTAACAGGTTAAAGCTGTGTCTATATTTTTAATTCCATAATGACAGCCATTGAAAGTACAATCCTTAACGGTAACATTTGTACAGCCAATTAGTTTAATACCTGTACTGTTAGGACCCGTGCCTGTCCATAGTGGTGAGTTGAAAGTACAGTCTTCAAACCGAACATTGTAACATCCATCTAAGATTACAGCTTCTGCCCATCCATCAAAGGTACAGTTCTTAAATACAATATCCTGACCATCATTTATACGCATACATCTTTCATAACCTATACCTAAAACAGAATAAGCACCGCCTATTCCATTACCGGCTGCGGAAGATGTTGGATTCTGGGAATTAGCTAACTTACCTGCAAGTTTAGTCGTACTGACTACGTGAGCTCCCGTCATATGGCTGCCTACGTCTTTTTTCACAAGCTTACCTGTACCATAAGTACCGACAGCATCTGTTCCTTTAGTCTGTCTGTTGATATCTCCCCAAACAAAAGCGTTATCAGTAGATCCTTGTAAACTAACACTATCAAAACTAGCAAGTACCTCCTGATCTGTATGTACTCCATGTGCAACTGGAAACTCTACAGTAAAATCATCTTCAGCATCAGCTACTAGTACAATTTTGTTTGCGGCTAGCTCATAATATGCACTACAAAGGTTTTCAAACTTCATATTCTCAAAACTGAGGCGTGAAGGTTGTGAACAAACATTAGGATTTTGATCATTGCCACCAGTATGATAGATATTTTTATAAATCCTGAACTTATTAGCAGTCATATGTGAAGGTACTGGTGTTTCAAGTTCTATTTGAGTTCCATTAAGTACTTTCTTAATTCTATTAGTCATTGTAAACCACATTCTATTAGCGCCACCAGAACTATCTTCTCTAATATATTCTGTATGTGTAGCATCTACCTTGACAATCCTAATAACATCTCCTTCAAAGAAATCATCCGTCTCTGTTAAGGTAAGAATTGTTTCTCCTGGTCTACATGCAGCAGTAATCTTAACATTAGTCTTAAATCCACCAGCATTGTCATTATCTACTGTTCCTGCTATGTCTTGCAAGTCAACTCCAGATGCTTCAGCACCTGCTGCTGATCCTGTTGTATCAGTAGGTGCGATCATGTAAGGATATATGGAAGTTTCTGTATTGTTTGCCCATGTAGTACCATCGTTGTCTCTACCTTGCCACTGTAGATGACCGTTACGATAAGTAACGTCTTGTCTGTGTGTGGTATAGAGCCTATTAGCTGCTGCTGGTAATGCAAAAGTTGTTGGTGTTCCTAGTAAATGCTTAGCACCGTTAAACTCTAGTACTTTAAGAGTAGAAGCTGTAGGTACCCCTATATGTCCTAGGTTTGAATCAATCCATGCATCTTGTACATACTGTGAAGCATCTGCACCACCACTAAAGTTAGCACTAGAGTTTACACCTACAACTAGGTTAGTTATTGATACAGGTGCAGTAGCCCAACCACCTGAGGTAGTATATTTCAAGTACTGCCCATCAGTAGGAGACGCTACATCAGAAAGGTTCTGTAGTTTAAGTGCATCTAACCCTACGTTCTCATCAAACACACCATCCTTTAAAGACCACGTATTATCACCGTCAGCCTTAATAACTTTACCATCAGTGGGAGTTCCACCCCCAAAATCTACATCTGAAAGAGTTTCGACTTGGATTGCTTCTATAGCATCTTTTACATAAGCCGTATTAGCTGCCTTAGTATCATCAACACTGGTACTATAAGTAACGTTAGGTACAAGTACAGAAGTACCTGCATCTAAATCTAATGTTACACTTGATTCAAGAGCAACAGTACCGTCAGCTCTAAGTACACTAGCTTGAGCTACCTCTACCCAAGCTGAGCCGTCGTATCTAATTATATCTCCTGCTGTTAAACTTAGGTTATTAAGTTTAGACATTGTATAAGTACCACTACCTATGACATCATAAGTATAACCAGCTGCTGCACCCGCAGGTGCATCAATGTCAGCACCTCCTGAAATATCAAATGTTCCTTGATAAGCAAACCCAGTACCTAAAGTATCAAGACTTGTCTTAAGTATTTTACCTTGTTCTGCGGACAAAGCTACTGTAGTACCGCCTGTAGTTAAATCATTAACTACAGATACGCTTAAACCATCACTTGTAGCAGCTAAAGATGATCCGTTAAGTTTAATCCTTAGTTTGTCACTTGTTGTGCCATCACCCTGAATCCCCAATTCAGAATTAATACCTAGAGTAGCAGCACCGATTAAAGAGTTAGGAATCTTACCATCAGAATCTAGCTGTGCTACACCATTAGCTTGACCAATAAACGGATCAAACTTACCACGGTTAAGATCACGAATGATTCCTTCTTGTAGTAAGTTAATTACTTGCTGCATACTGTGGTTTAATTGGGCTGAAGTAATTCTACTGCCTGCTGTCCATGTAACAAATCCTTCTTTACTGTAGGTTCGTCTTAGAACATAGGTATCATGGGTAGCATAGTCAAATGTTGGAGTTGTGTACTCTGTACCATCAATAGTAATCTTATAATCAGCTGCAGTAGCTGACATGACTACGGTTTTATCATCAGTTAGCTGATACATAGGACTGCCTGAAGAATCTGAGTTAGGCAAAGTCCATAGTTTCCACACTTGTTCACCAGTAAAGGGCGTAGCTGGTGCAGGAGTGACAGACGAGATATCGAATGTGCGTACTACTACGATCTGATCTTGATCTGAAACATTAGCATCTAAAGTTAAACTTGTGTATGGCGTTTCACGTAATGATGTACCCGGTCTTTCTGTCCAATCAGAAATCGTTTTAGTGGGTGCCCATAAAATCCCACTAGGGTTTGAGTTATTGTCGTATGCCACTGATGATTCTCCTTATCGTTTCTCTAGTATACTATCTCGTTTACTGAACTTACCACGAAGTTCAATGTTTGTAATGTTAAATGGTTCTGGATAAGAGCTCCTTATGATAATAGTTACTTCGTTAGAAAGTCCAAAGACTCTCGCTTTAAGTTCACCATCATCAGATACTTCATCCATATCTAATAAAGTGTTTAATGCGTCTACATTAAGTAGACCAAAGGAAGTTATCTCTTCCGTTCTGTTTCGCCTAGATACAACAACGTCATACTGACCAGACTTATTGTGTCTAAGGTTTATAGATCTAAGGTTTAGCACCCCATCTTGTGTATTATTATTCTGATCTCTTACAAACTGTTCACTTAGTTCTATAACAGAGGTATATTCCTTGCCTACTACAAATTCATTTCCTTGAACCTTACCTGCTATACGAAGTTTAGTTACATTATCTGTATCTATAGGTTCTGCCTGGCATTCATAAACCCACCTTTTGTTTAAAGTGGACATTACAACAACCCTATCAGCAGTATTGGTTAGATAAGGTACTGTAATAGTTGTTATGTTTGTTTCATTATCATATTCTATATCTGTAGTATAGAAATTAGCATCTAATCTAGGCGTATAATCAGTTAGATCTGATTCTATTCTTAAAGGAAGCTTGTACAAATAAGCGTAATTTTCTTCCCTAGCTACCATGTAGATATTATCACCCATGATACCTATCTTTTCTATATTAAATTCTTGATTAAATACCTGCCTAAAGAAAGCATTCTGTACAACCTGATCACCAGCAAATCTATTAGTATACATGTACAAAACATTACGTTCATTCTCATCTGTAAAGAAAATAGTATCATGTGCAGGTGAAGTAGCTACTTCTTTAACACTATCGGGTAGATATCCTGGTACATGATTAGATACAGGTACAGCTTGATTGATATTAGAAGCTTCAGAGTTGAAATAAATATATAATCTGTTCTGACCAAAGAAATAAATCTGGCTTGACATTAGCTGGGGTTCAATTTCCGGTAGTGTAGAGTAGAATGTAGTAGGAGCTATCTCTGCAGTAAAGGGAGTAATCTGGTTTTCGGAACCAATTAGTTCAAACTGAGTATCTCCCTTGGTATTTATAAACAGAAAGTCGTTAAATGGAATCGTGTGTGTAATAGGTGAATACTTATTAGAACTTACACTTAGATCAATAGGATCTGTAGCTACAATTGTAGTTGGATCATCAATCCAGAAATTATCCCAGTTACTCATACGGCTGGAGAAGAGTTTATCTCCTGATGATAAGAACAATCTATCTCTATAGAAAGATATAGAACTAATCTGAGCTTGTTTTGCTTTACCATCATCAGTCATAAATGGACTAGGTCCTGGATTTGTGTCCTTAGTGCCTGATTCTCTAGGATCCCAATCAACCATACGTAATGACCACGTTTCTTCTTTAGAATCATAGACTAATTGCATAGGCATTCTCTTCTTATCTATAACAGATAGTTTATCGGGAGTCCTAATCTTATGTAAGTACGGTGATTTTTCGGAATCTTTAACCCTATAGTATCCGGGTGTTGTTGTTCCATATTTTTGTGCAAAGTAATAAACTTTACCATTACCTGTTACGTCACCAACACCTGGATATAAAGTTTTGATTATAGCTTCAGCACCATTAAAGTCATTTAAGTCTCTTTCAGGTGGTGGAAGTTTAATCTTAGATAAGTCTAATACAGACTGTCCAAGCTCTGGTTTACTGGGGTCAGGGTATATGTACTCTTTAACAGGAAGCCTCTTAGTTCGTCTAACCTCATTAGTTTCTGGATCTTGAACTAATTCCCACTGATTTGCGCCATCAGTACCCTGTGTATTGTTTCGAGGTGAGTTGGCATTATTTTGAACAGTACCTTCAACATCATCTTTTACCTTCCATATCTCGTAAGTGCCTGGTGGATACCCTTGAACTTCATGTGTCCCATCTATAGCTTTATCTCCTGCTACATATGCACTGTATTGAGTCCATATAACAGCTTCGCTTTCAGGATCAACACGAGATGCTGATTGATAGTTAGCTTCTCTGCCTACTAAATCTGTTTCATCTGTCTTTGCGCCACTAAGATCAAAAGTATAATCATCTTCTGTATCTGAAGTAAAGCCTGCATAAACCTCAGGGTTCAGTAAAAGTAAGCTGGTACCTATCGCTACCCGTTTGAGATCAGCAGTTCCATGAGTTAGATAGTTCAAACATTCTGTAGGTATAGATTCGTAGTCGACATCAACGAGTTCAAAGTTATCGTTAGCGTCTAGTCTAAAGATACGTAACAAATTGGATTTTATGGTAGCTTCTCTATCTATACAGATTAAGAATTTATGATCTTCGCTAATAACAAACCAATCATACCATATATTGGTACTAGATAAAGATATTCTTGTAGGTAATCCATTAGATCCTGTGACTAATTCAGATCCTCGCCTTCTTTCTACCGATCTTTCAAGCGTACAATAAACATTATCTAAAGTAGATGCCTCGTTAGGCATACGCTTTGATGGTGCTTGTCTACCAACACCACCACTTAATGAATTAATCGGAATTAAAGTAGGGATATATTTAGCCACGGAACCTCCAGTATCTAAATCGTCTTGGGTCGTTATACAAATCATTATTTCTTGATAGAGCAGCTCTCATAACATCACTAGAACTATTAAATATAGTATTTCTACTGTTATTAACATTGTCTGCTCTGCTCATAGCTCTGAATACTTGCTCAGATTCGGTTAAGAAAGCGTCTGAAACCTCATCACCTTGAACAACAAGTTGATAATGTCTCATTGAAGTAGCTAGTATAGCTCTTTGCATAGGTGTTGAAATATCATCCCATGCTAACTCAACAACTATCTCTACATAATAGTCAGTATCCTTGTCCCAAGTGTAGGTATTCTCTACAGTATTGTATAATTTCTGTTGTCTATCAATACCAATAATAGTATTACCGTCATCGTCTACATGATTGGACACAAGTTCTGCAGATAATAACTCACTCGGTAAGTTAATATCACCAGCTGTGGATAAGTTATATTTACGAACATATCTATTGTTAACTACTCCTCTGATCTGATGGTCTTGAGAAACACGATCAAGGACAAACTCAGCTAAGCCTGTATCCACCCCTGAATTGTTTTCTAAATCGGATACTAGACTTTCTCCTGCTGCTAGCAACATTTGGTTAACAGCATCCAGTCTTGAGATACTACCCATGATCACCTCCTTAATAAAAAAAGACCCCCTGCCCCGAGAGGCAGAGGGTCCATGTATATAACTAAACTAAGAATTAGCCTTTAGCGTATTCTTGTGTGTAGTCTAGATAAGCCGCATCACGAATCATTGTGCGGTTATCCACTTGTCCTGCTGAAGTATCAAGACCAGTCAATAGTGCTGCACATTCTGGACGAAGTACACCAGTACCACCCATCATGGATGCTACTGTAAAGTGTGTATTTCGACGAACGTCTTCAACATTATCAACCTTAACGCCTTGAAGCTTCAAGCTTGCAACTGCTTCTGGTGTCCAAATAACGCCTTTAACTTTCCCAGCTAGGAAGTCAAGATTATACTTAGCTTCACCTAATGCATCGGCTGTACCATCTGCACCACTGAGGTCAGTTTGAACGATGTGATTGGACTTAATGATAGTAACTCCCATGTAGTTGAGAGATGCTGTGATTGGACCCATGCCTTGGTTAAGGCTCATTCCCAATCCACCCATGTCGGCTGTACCACCGAAGTATGGACGTGTACCACCATCATCAAAGTCAGTGTAGTCACGAGCAACACCAAGCGCACGGATATCCATGAATGCTTGAGGTGTTACAGCACAGTATACTTGAGAATGATCGATGTCATTTTCTTGTAGGTGGACTACAAACTTCTCGATTGATTCAAGAACACCGAGAGCAGCGTCAGCACGAAGGGCTGCTGATGCAGATGTGTTACCTAATGAAGCAAATCGAATGGTAGCACCATCAACAGAATCTACTCCACCACTGTACATCACACCATCAAGACCAAAGTCACCACGGATTTGTACATCTTCCGCCATTTGTGAGTTAGTAGCTGCTTGAACTAGGTATGAGAAGATCTGTTTATCCCGTGTATTGGACAGAGTCATGCCTGCTTGACGAGCCAATTCTGATCGCCACTCCCACTGAGTCAACATCATATCAATGTTGTCAGTTTCAAAGTGAGCTGCCATTGGTCGTTTGTCCAATGTGACTGTGAATGTAGTCGCCTTGTTGTCAGCACCGCCAATTAGTTCTTGACCCGCTGCCCATGCTGGCTCTAAGCCTACAGTACCAGTAATTGGAAATTCCATTGTTGTGCCACTTGCGATTGTTTTCGATGTGACAAGAGGTTCGAATGAGTTATACTGATCGTAAGCGTGAATTACTTCACCGGACCAGATGGGTAGCCATAGCTTACCGCTACCTGCTGTTTCATTCCATGCACCACCAGAGTATGTTGGGTTAGCACCGCTAGTCCCAACTGTTTCAGCAATACTACCACGATATGGAAGTTGTGCTGCTGTTAAGTTTGGGTATGACATTATACCTTACTCCTTGTGTTAATGTAATAAATTTGACAGTTACGGTTACATAGGTTCTAAATTATTCCTTATTGGAGTTTTACTCTATGGTGCTTCCTTCTAATAGAGTCCCGTGTCCTTTCGGGGGGATTCTCTATATGCTATCAGCTTTACCTCCTAGCCTGTCTAACTAGGCAGGTAAATTATTAAAATCTGTATTAAGCATACGTGATTCTACTGCTTGTCGGAATCGTTGGTCTGTAGTAAACCTTGGATTATTCCGATCAGCATAAAACTCACGCTTGGTTTTATAACCAACACTACTATCATAAGCTACAGAGCTTTGCTCTAAGCCTGGTGTAGGTGCTGGTTCATTAGTTCTTTTTGATTGATTAGCTTTTTCAAATGTATCAGCTAATCCTCTTAATGTAATTTCATAGGCAGGACCTGACAAACCTACATTAATTTGTGCTTGTTCTTCTTTAGATAAGTTCTTAGCAGCCCAGTCAAAGATAGAGTCAAGCTTTTCTTTACCACCAACTACTGCGGTAGCATCAGAATATGCTTCTCTCATCTTAGCTTGCTGAGCTGTTAACAAATCGTTAACCATCTTATCAGTAAAACCGTACTGTTTAATTTCAGCACGTGTTTCAGGAGTCAAGTCACCCTTAATGGCAACTTCCATACCCCACTTATCCCAATCCTCCTGACTAATTTCTTTATTAGTTGGTTGTTCAGGAGCAGCTTCCTCAACAGAAGGGATCCGTAGTTGTTCCTCACCTGTTGGTTGTACAGGTTCAGGAGCTGGTGCTTCTTGTTGAGGAACATAGTTAGGATTCTGTGTATTGTTTTCAGCATACGTTCTCTTTAGCTCTGCGATCTCTTGTTGCCCTTGCGTATATTTTTTCTGGGCTTCTTTGAGTGAATCAAACCACGCCCCAGCGTCCTTGAAGTTAGGCGGTATTTGATCTCCACTATTTTGGACGTATGTTTCGAATGCTGCACGTTCCCGTACTGCGTTCGCATCTTCCGGCATCGCTGTTTGCGACGCTGCAATCTGAGCCATTTGCTCAGCCGTTGGATCTGCTTGTGGCATTGCGCCAGGAGTTGTACTATTCTCTGCACTATATGTTGTTTCTTGTTGATAATCTAAATTTGGTTGTTCTGCCATTCGATAATCTCCTTACGATTGTTCTGTACCCCAGAGTCAAAGGATTTTTAGTAGGAAGCTTATGCCTCCTGAAATTAAAATTGCCACAGTAGCAGCATACGTTGCTGCTTTTGTTTGCAATATAGAAATATTCTTTTCTAAGTTAGACAATCTCTTGTCAACTAAATCTAATCTTAGATTAGCTCTTTCAAGCTCATTAATAACCAGTCTTTTATATTCTTGCCAGCCGTTTGTTCCTCCGTCGTGAGTTTCCCATGGATCTTGTGGTGACATAGCCCCTTCCTTTCTACTTTATTTTTAGTCCTACGATATCTGATGCTTGCTTACCTGAGTTTCTTATATACTTAGGACTGTCATCAATAATTTTTCCAATTGGAGGATAGGTAATTGCGTAAGTATCAGCATCACTAGGATCTGTACATGTTACCAGCTTACCTCTTTGATCATTAAAGTATCTATCTTGAAGATGACCAACAACAGCAGCTCGTTCAGCTGAGCTTAAGCTAGTTTCCCAAAGAATAAACTCAACCATGTCACCCATAAGAGATTGAACTAAAGTTCCACTTCCGTTATCCTTAGCTCCTAAAACAAGAGGGTCGCCTGTTTCATTATTCAAATCTTGAGCGTTAGTAGCAGAAGCACCATCTGTAGCACCGTCTCTATATAGCTGTATCACATTTGAACTATCTCTAGATACCCCTAATATATACCAAGTATCATATGCTGCCGTAGTAGCTGATACAGGATCAGAACCGATAATAGAGAATGAAATCTTGCCAGGATCACTGCTAGCATTATCAGCTCTTCTTAACCAGCCCCAGTTCTCACTTGATCCGCCAGCATCTCTAGCTGCTATATGTTGATATTTATTTCCATGATCCGCAAACCTTACAACAGCCATCATCTCAAACTCGCCTGTACCTATATCATAGTTAGTATCGGTATCGGTAGTCTTTAGGTGATCATTATTAGCATTAAAAGTAGCGTAATCAATATAGTTTGTAGAGGCATCACCAGTTGTATCGACAACACTAGAGCCAGTCATTGAACTTTCTCTGTTATTAACTTTATTACTCCAGCCAGTAACAGCACCGCCTAGTCTAGTTTGTTCTCCGCCTCTATACCATACTTTAGGAGAATAGAAATCGGTTGTATCGTGTTCGTCTGTAAAATTACCATCACCTACATAATATGCATCTGGTCTAGGATCAGTTGCGTTAGTATCGTGGGGTGTAAGAGAATAGGCTTTAGTATACTTAGTCATACTTACTTCCCGTATCTAAAGCTACAATATCTGTAGCCGTTGTGCTAGTACTAAGAATATTCTTAGCAGACAAAGGATAAATTGTACCAGCTATCATATTTTTAAATAATACAGCTGTAGTATCTTTACTTAGTTTTAGATTAACATTACCACCCACACCAACATAAATAGCATCGATAGGTGTACCATATTTTGTATCAATACTCTGATCGTTTGTGTCGTGAGTTGTCACAGTACCGGCTTTGGTATATTTCATCTCTATTTTTCTCCTAGGTTATTGGGTAAGCATACCCTAATTTTACTTTTAATGCGGTTCCTAAATCTAAACCGGCAGAGTTAATACCTATCCTATAGTAAGGAACGGCATAAGATGTTAGATCAACCATGAATACTTTTTGACCTGTAACATCTGGTTGGATGTCACTAGAAACTTCAAGGTAATCTTGACCAGTTCCTTCGTGTTGACTGAAGTTAGTACCATCGGCACTAATTTCTAAAAAACAATCTGCAGCTACATTATCACCACCTGCAGTTACATGTACAATTATCAATACTTTATTGCCACTCAGTTTACTTGTACTGTCAATGGCTGGGGTTACTAGCTTGTGTGTCTTAGTAGTTGATGTTAAAGTATCATTGTTATCTAATATACGATACGCATATTTATTATTAGACGTATTAGTAACAGTCCACGTCTTATTAATAGTTGTTGCAGTCGCCATAAGTTACTCCTATTCGCCTTGTAAAGCGTTCCACTTTCTGTATTTAGCAGGATCTACCCAATCATCAATGAATGTAACAGCCATGTTAAATACCATTCCGTTTAAGTTTTGTCCGTTGCTATTAAAACCTACCCTAAATCTAGGAAAGTTACAATTATTTAAATCAAGCCAGTAGGTATGTGTACCTGTAGTAGTTGTAGGTAGTGAAGCATTTATTGTAGTATTGTTAACACTACCTGTACCATTGTGTTCAGTCCAATTAGTACCATCATGTGAAAATTCAGCAAACAAAGGAACAGCACTACCTGTTGCACTGGAAGCTGTACCTATAGTTATTTGAACAACACAACCTTTATTATCTCTAACACTAACAGTATCAGGAAGTGTTAGTACAGGAGTATCACTAGCCCCTGGATTAGAACCACTACCACCCATAGTAGTATCAGATGTTACGTTATAATAAGTGAAATCAGTACCGGCACCAGAATCAGTACCGCCACCGTCCTGATAACCACCAGTACCTGATATACCTTCAATTCCGCTTTTGCCGCCAGAGCCTCCTGTTCCAATATCATCTTTTATTACCTCTGCATATGCCATTACCTGCCTCCCATCATTGCAGCAATCTCAGGTGGAATCTCGTCAGCACCCTCAGGCATTGGACTACCTTGATCCATCTGACCCATGAGTTGATTAATACCAGCTCCACCGTTTTGTTGTATGTCTTGTGCCGCTGCTTGTTGCATCATCTCTTGAACACCAGCTTGAGCTTGCATTTGCTGTTGCATAGCCATTTGCTCTTGTTGCATAGCCTGCTGCTCTTGCATAATCTGCTCTTCAGACTTAACCCAGTTGTCAGGATTAAATCCTAATGATGAAATAAGAGCACGACCATAGGATTCCCATCTAAAGTTTGCTATTGCTGGTTCAGGTAGGTTACGTACCATCTCACCCATCTGCATTAACTTTTGTAAATCACTGTCCCGACTCAAAGCTTGAAGACCAGTCACAATTTCTACAGTAAGTTCACCATCTTCAGTAAACTCTGCTTCCATACGAGGATCTATCTCTTGATTGTCTAACATGAGATATACTGCTCTAGATACAAGAGGTTTCATTAGATTGCGTGCAATAGAACTAAACGCTCCACCTAGTACGTTCTCTAACTCTTGACCAATAGCCCTAACTGCAGTAGCTGTAACCCGATCACCCTCTGGAATACTAGCTGAGTTGAGCAAGAATGCTTGACCAATTTCTCTACGCATATTCTCAACACCAGATTGAGTAGCTTGTAACTGAGGTGTCATTGTAGCTGCCGGTGATATAGTAAATACATCTTGTTGTCTAGCTGGAACAAATGCTCCCTTGTGTGCATCATGAATATCATCTATCTCAGTAATACCTGCAGGATCTATGCCTACCCAAAAGGATGAGGACGCTGCAGTACCGTAAATCAGACCTTCCGTAAAGGCTTCTAAGGATCTGATATCACCAATTAAATCCTCACAGTGTGAGCGACCATAGTTTTCTCCTGCTACACCCGACCATCGGAGACAGACGTAAGGACTAACCTTCCATTCACCCTCCATAATAAGGTTGCCATCTGAATCTTCTTTCCTGCATTTCCATACGCCTGCATCTTCATCATGCCAACACCTACAGTAAATTGTTTCATATCCAGTACGATTAAATTCAGTACTATCATTATAGAATGCGTCTACATATTCACTGTCGTTGTCATTAGCCACGAAATCTAAATGAATAATTTCCTTAGCATCTCCGTTGACATCACGTCTAACTACAAACTGATCTAATCTAATTAGTCTGTATGAGAAGTCATCTTCCATAATTAAAAGTATATCACCAACAACAATAAGGTGTTGTAATACTTGATACAAAGTTTCTCTTAGGTTTTTAGAAGACAATTTATTATATACTTGATAACTTAAAGCCTCTAAGTATACTCTAATATCTTCATCAGGTTCCATTCCAGTATTCATTTCAAACTTAAAGAATGGCATATCATTCAAAGGTAGTAAAGCACTGAGCATACGGCTAGCCATAGCTGTTACACCTCGTGCAGTGACAGAACTAAATGGCTGGGGGAGCTGTGACTCTTCTGTCCACCCGCTAGGCGGTAAGAGAGAAGGTACAGATAAAGATGCACAGTATCTAGATCGTTCCAGCTTAGCTGTACGTTTTGATTCTAGCTTATTAAACCGTTCTGCTATTGTTGCTTCCTTCATTCAGGTCTCTCTCCTGCTAAGGAACCATAGAAGCCAGTAATGATCTGATCATAGTCTTGTTCCTGATCAACAGCCTGAGCCAGTGACTCACCTTGAGCTGCATCTTCCATGCGTTGAGCTTCAAGTTTAAGCTCATCTTCTTCTCGTTGTAGTGCCAATACATTCGCCCTTTCGATCTCCGCCTGGCGTTCTTGCATAGCAATCATACGCTCATGATGCTGAGCTTGTAACTCTGCATTACGAGCATCTTGCTCACGCATCATAGCCATCATAGCTTCGGAGTTATCGGGCACCTGCACACTTCCACCACCGAAGTGTAGAACACCATGCTCTAGTTCCCATCTTATGTTTCTCATAATTTTCTCCTTAAACGTTGAAGAAGAAACCTGGATTAGATATTCTTCTTTCTCTACTACGTCTTCGTGTTGTGTATTTGGGAGCAGAATAACTTTGCGGATCCTCAGAAGCTGTTTGCTCTGCTGCTGCGGTTATTCTACCCTCATCCAATCTGCCTATTTGTTCGGCATATCCTCGTTTAGTTCTTAACTCTAATGCTCTTTGAATGCCTGCTTCTCTTTCCTGTTCCCTAATAAGAGCTTCTTCTTCAAGCCTTTGTCGTTCAACCAATTCTGTTTGTAATCTTTTATTACGATGTTTTTCCCAGTTTAATAATCGCTTTTCTTTATTTGCTATATCATGACCCCATGAACCAGCTGTCTTTCTGTAATATTTATTATAGGTACTATGGCTTATACCTGACGTGTCAATAGGATTTTCATACGGTTCATTGCTCTCTGTATTCCAATATCGTCGACGTCTCATTCTACCCATATACAAAACTTTATAATAAGATCTAGCAAGGTGTTCGTATTCTCTACGTTCTCTAGCTGTAAAGTCACCTTCAGGATCTAATTGACCTATTTGAGAAGTAATGTCTTTATCTTCCCACCACTCTTTGGTTTTCTTTTTACCAGTTAATCTTCGAGCCCCAGTACCGTATTTTAAATAATCAATATGAGACCTGTAGTCTTTCCAATGCATGATATAGCCACGCTTACCTGTTTCAGGATCAGGATCGCCTATATAACCCTCTTGCCAAAACTCTTCTAATCCTGTCTCGGGGTTAATCTTCCCCTTACCTACAGTTAACTCATCAAGTGAATCTTTATTCATGATTTCCTTGATCTGATTCTGTAAAGTACGAGCTACCTCTTCTGGTAATACTACCTCACCTTTAGTTAAGTGAGCAATCTCCGTATCACCGTGCCTACCTGCATTTCTAATGATGGGTCTGAACATGCCAATATCTAAAGAGGGACCTCTGCTTGGATTATAATTAACTTTCATACTAGGAGGAGCTAACGCATTAGCACGATGATCTAACTCATCAAGCCAATTACCCATATGATCTCGTTCTTCTTTAGCTCTGTGATACTTTATCCAGTTCCTATGATACTCAGCCCTGTCAGCTTCAAGCCTATTGATAAACTCTTGTACATTACCGTGACCTTCTATTGGTTCATTCTTACCAAAAAGAGCTCGTTCAACATATAGATTTCTAGTACCTACTCGTTGTTTTATAGCCTCTTCCATAAGACGAAACCTTTGAAGATGATTATACACCTTACCATAAGAACCGAAGAGATCTTCCATCTTTCTGTCTGGTATCACTTGTCTTGATCCTTAATTATTTTTTCTAACCTAGTAATAATATCTCGTTGACCTGCCCTAAAGGCGGAGTCAGCTAAAAATTCTTCAGGAGTCATCTTCTGATTTTCTTGATACTCTTTTGCTGGCAGCTTTTTTCTTAGGTGTGCTACTAGCTTTGGATCCAGATACTGAAACTGCATTAGCTTTCTCCAATTCATCTACTCTTCTTACGATATCTTTTAGGACGATTAGTGAGTGAGCATTGCTTAGCTTACCACCAACCTGTATTCTTCTATAAAGAGTTTCTAACATATTAATTCTCCAATATATCTACTACTTCACATGCGCCCCCATGACATGCTAACGAATGTGAACTAGAGGATGTATCTTCTAGTTCGTACAATGAAAGTCTTTTCCAATCAACATCAACAGGCATTGACTCAAGAAGACTTATATATGTTTCTTCATCTACGGATTCAAAGGGAGCTTGCTCATAGATGTGGTCATCCTTAGGTAAGAATGAAATACCTGAAACTTTATCCCAATTATCGTGAACCCATTGTCCTATAGCTAGGAAAGAATCATCAGTATAGTTAATAGTTACTGATGGTTTATGTTCACACCACATTTCTTGATATAATAACCAAAGATCTAAATGTTTAATTGGTGAATAATTTTCGTATGTTAAAGAACCTTCAGGTGATTTGATAGGGAATGAGAATATCTCAGTACTGTCAGGTCTCATTGAACAGGGTTCGTGAGGGAAACCTTCAGCTATCATAAACTCACACATAGGATTCTTGTTATCTATCCTCACCCTTCTAATATAATAGGGAGAAAATCTTGGATGAATACCTGACGAAGTCCCAGCAACACATGATGTAGTACCGCTAGGTTTACAGCATGTAGTTGCTAGAGAAGGATTGATATCAAGATAGTCCGCAAACTCCTTGTTAACTTCCTTAACTTCGTTCTTTAATAATTCTAAACCTTTACTGAGTTCTTCACTACATGTAGACATAAAAGTATTATCATATATCCCAGTAAAGGATACGCCTAATAATCTTTCTTCTTCACAGTTAGCTTTCCATTCAGGATCTAAGTATGAAAACTTAGTGCAAGCTGACTGTATAGTACCTAGTACTGCAGCAAGCCTCACCTTGTGCCGCAATGTAGCTATATCATCGTAAGATCTGATAACAACTTCAGTTAAATTACAGAATTGTTTAGGTCTGAGAATAATTTCACTGCATGGATTGGTTCCAAACTTAGCAGAAGCCCGTCCAGACTTCAAAGCAAGAGTATTCATAGCTTCTCTGTTACAAATACCACGCTCACCTGAATGTGAGTTGTATATATTACACCACTCTTCCATGAATCTACTCATCCCAGGATAGGAATCATAAACTGCTGAGTTATTAGCAAGAGATCTTTGACCAGAATTCTCCCACCATGGTCCAGACTTAGCCATTGCCATATCCCTATCATCTAAATCAGACAGAGAGATTAAAGCGGAGCGCCTAACACCACCAACAATAACAATCTCACCAATCATACAGATGATATCATGAACATTTAAAGAGGTAAGCTTACGTCCTTCAGCATTTCTGAAGATGTTTACAATAAATTTAAACAAACGCTCTAATGGTTCTGGACCTGAAGCCCTACCTCCAAATGTCTTAAGTCTTTCTCCCTTACCTCTAACCTGAGACATATCCCAAGTGGGATGAATACCTTTATAAAGATAATCTAATAAGTCTCTAAGGGAATCAGCCCAACCTTTACGAGAATCAGGCACTGTAATTACAGTATCTTCATCCCGAACTAAGGTTGGGACTGTAGGTAATTGATCTACTTCTTCTCTTTCACAGGAAAACCCTACACCTGTACCGCAGCACAGGATGTAAAGTACGTCTGAGAAAGACCTTATACTATTAATAGCAAGATAAGAACAGTTATACATACAAGTATCATCTACATCTGCAGCTGGACCAGCTGTCATCAACGCTCTCATTGACGGGAAGACTTCTCTATTATATGTAGCTTCTCGTAGTTCTGTCATAACCTCACTATGCTCTTCTTGAAGCACAGGAAATCTACTTATCATGTAATCGTAATAACGATCTACACATTCTTGCCAAGTTTCTCTTCTATTCTCTTTTTCAAGCCACCTACAATAGTTTTTGGTGGTTATAAACTCTTGAAACTGATCCATCATGTCTCCTTACTATCGCTATACCCAACTTTGGGTTCCCATAATTTAATTTCTTTGGTTTCAAAGTCGTATTCACCGTCTCTTAAGATACGAACACACCTTGCCATAGACAAAGCAAAGTCATAAGTGTCCATTTCTAGCTCGTTAGGACGCTTTTCTGTGTCGTATTCATTAAAGATAGCTTCAATAACATCACCATCTTCTTCTATAATACTATTTATAAACTTAATAGCCTTCTTTGGACCCACACGCCACAAGCCTGGGATCCCGTCAGTACTATCACCTTGCATCCACTGTTGATGGAAGAAGAAATCTGCCTCCTCTTCAGTAACATGCACAGGATTCTTTTCTTTATCTGGATTCCAATGATATCCAGGTATAGTTCTTAAATCTTTATCTATAGTTATACCTATAGCATCTCCTTTAGATATATAAATACCCATGAGATCGTCTGCTTCTAGTCTAGGCTCTTCGATACTATCAAACATGTCCCATAACAACTCCTTACAATAGCCTAAAGACTCAGGAGATGAGACACTGTTCCTATGTTCCTTGTAACTACTCCAGAAATCCTTTCTAAAGTTATTCTTTCTCTTACAAGACAAGGCAACTAAAACCTCAGAGCAATCTGAAGGTGTCCAATTGTCTATATCTTGCTGTAGACGGGACTCTAGTTCTTCAATACCCTCAACATCAGCCCAGAATGCAGCCCTATATGCTATAATATCCCCATCTATAATAGCTAAGTTAGGAATAGTCATCTTCATCCTCCTCTTCATCATCAGGATCTGGGATATCAGGATCAGATAGGAACAACATATCAGTTAGGTTTTCTAATATATCCTGAAGATTGGGTACATCTAATGCCTTGTTCATGCAATTATCACAAGTGCAAGTATTATCCTCACAGTACTGATCTGCTGTTAGTCCACACCAGATAGGAACCATTTCTTCCACAGTTTCTTTATAGGCATTTAAACCATCACAACTAAATACAATGTTAGTAAACTCTTTAAGGATAGTTCCGGCTACACCGTTATCAATCTTCTTTGCCAAGTCTTCTGACTCATGATTCCGCCACTCAGCAGACAGATCTAGGTCATCCCTATCCCTGGCTGATATAAATATACTAGTAGCTTCATGTAATTTACCATATGCTAACTCATTGGGATACCTAGCGTCATCAATAATAATAACCCTTTCCCAAAACTTAGAAGAATCATTCACAGCTTTCTGCTCATCCTTCTGAATTTTCTTAACCGATTCATCAAACTTGTAGATCCAGTAGTCAGGATCATCAGCTCTTCTGGCGGCACCAATCTCTTGACAGTACGACCTGTATTTATCTGGATTAACCTCTTTACCATAACCTTTACGAGCAGCCTCTTCTTTAAGAGGGCTAGCAAACGACAATAAAACTGGAGTTAATCCTTTTTTAAACGCTTCTTCTGCTATCATCTTAGCCATTGTTGATTTACCTACGCCAGCTTGACCAGCAATTAGTATCATCTGCATTTATTTAACTCCTTATATAATTGTTCAGGATAGAATATCTTCCGTTTAATTATACCTAAGTCTACTAGTACTTGGGATACAAATACACAGCAGCCATCAGGCATATCGGAACCTATAAATCTACCTATTAGATGGTAGAACAATAAGCCTCTACCAGTCAGAGAGAAGTTGTCTGGTATTTCCGGAAGGGGTTTGTCTACAATACCCAACTTAATGGAATCAACTGGCTTACAATAGAGCTTAGAGTATACCTTTGGATTTACTACACTAAGACCACGGTTCTTATCTATACAGGTATACTCTATACTTTGAGTTCCAAGATCTACTTGCAACCCAACATGAGTAATATTAGTACGTGAAAAGAAACCTATAAGACAGTTCCGCCAATTTAAATGACGGGTATCGTAGAAATTAACAGAGAATTCTAGTGACATTCAGACCAGTTCTTTCCTACTCTATAGTCACCATCTAAAGGCATGATACAAGACAGTCTCTCACCCGCCTCTTTAATGGCATCACACCCTAGCTTACCAACCTCTTCAGCAATAGAAGGATCGCACTCAAACTGCCACTCATCATGGACGGTAGCCATTAGTGCATACTTACCCTTGTATATTGACAGTTTATTAATAAGAATACATAGGGCTAGCTTCATAACAATAGCCCCATCACCCTGTAATTGTACATTTAAACCTACATGTTGAGATCGACACGGTACTTCACGACCATCTAGTAGTGTAATTGTTTTCTTATCAGCTACTTGAAAGGCACAGTTATCCATTACAGTCTTAATAGCAGGTATATTTTCAAAGAACTTAGTCTTCAACTTACCACCAGTATAGGCATTCTTACCCACAATCTCACCAATCTTCTGATTACCAGCACCATAGATAAGACCATAGAAGAATGTCTTTGCTTGGTCACGGTTCGTTAGACCTGCAGCTTTACGATTAGCTTCATGAATATCATCATGTAGTATAATCCTACCATAGTCTAGGTTATCATAAGGTGCCATTCTATTAGCCAACATCCTAGCTTCTAGACCTGAGGCATCAATACCAACCTGAACCCAGCCATCTTTAGGTTTGAACAAAGCTCGTGCTCTCTTGTCACCAGATACCTGTTGCATGTTAGGTTGACTAGCAGTCATACGACCTGTAACTGTACCCTGTACATTAACATTGCCGTGTATTCTACCATCCCTAGAGGCTGATGCTCGTTTAATCCAGTCAGCTACCTGACCTTCGAGTTTCATAATATCAAAAGCTCGAACTAATTCTTTAGCTTCAGGGTAGGATAGCTTCTTAAGAACAGCAGCATCTACCTTTGGGTTGCCTTTATCTGTTAGGGGTGGTTTCCAGCCATACTTCTTAGACAATCTATCTGCTATCTGTTGGCGTGAGCCTGGATTGAATACAGTTACCTTGTCTTTCAAGCGTTTGCCAGTCTTATCAGACCACCTTTCTTCTACAATAGGTGGAAATACCTTACGCATCTCATCTTCTATCTTAGCTTTCTCTGCAAGCAATTCCATCTGAAGTTTTTCAGCAGCTTCTAGATCAAAGCCATAGCCGTTGGCGATTTGCTTTGCTATAATTCTAGTAGTGATGTGTTCTAAGTCTACATTCTTTTGATACTTCTTAATAAAGTTCTGCTGTGCATTGAAGATACCAAGATTAACCTTTACATCTTGAAGACAATACTCTAGCATTTCTTCACAGAAGTAATCAAAGTTATCATACTGTATCTTCTCTTCACCTAGATGTTTACCCCAGTTCTTAAGTGAGTTACCACCAAGAGGATGATTGTGTGGATCTGGATACATAAGCCTCGATACAATTAAAGTATCTAATGCCTTAGTAGTTATAGTTCCATATAATCTTTCAAGGAAGGGGATGTCAAACATTAGTATGTTATGTCCTATGATTAAGTCTGCATTGCGTAGTGCTTCCACACCGTACTCAACATGTGACCCAACATACTTGGTCTCTTCACCAGAGTCAACGTCTATCGTACATAGACAGTAGACTTTAGTCCCTTCGGGGACTGCATCGCCCTTGCCGTTGATAGTTATTTCATTAAGACCATCAGTCTCAATATCAAATACTAACCTTTTCATACATCTACATTCTCCTTTGCTTCATTGATTTCATCTTCTTTAGCCCTGATCTGAAGAAACTCTAGTATTCTTTGGATCTCTTCTAAAGTTTTATATTGCATATCTTCATAATAAACTTTAATATATTTAATATCATGAGCTTCTAAGTATTCATACGTTCTCTTATAAGTCTTACGTCTCATACTAGAGATATCATCATCAGTTAAATTTGACATAGCATCTATAGCCATCTTCCTAAGAGGTGACTCTGATTCTATTTCCATTTCTAAATCCATTAACTTTCTAGTACTAGCATCCTGTGCTTTAGTATCCTTGCGGCAGCACACAATAGCATGTGTTACTCTTTCTGGATACATAATCTTTGGTAAGGCTGTGCCAAATAACTTAACGGCTTTATTATCAAACTTACCATCAACACCCGTAACTAAATTGTAAAAGGGTAAATCATAATACCCCTTAGGATTTCCTTCTTCTACTGGAAAGTCAGGGTGATGAGCCTCCCCAGCTATAGGTATTCCTAATAGCTGAAGAGTCTGCATCACTAGACTACTACCAGATCTACATGCGCCTGTTACTAATATCATACTGGATCAAACCTCAATTCACCTTCATCATCTTGAGCCCAGTTTAGTTCTTCTAAACGACCCGATGTGTGATTGTAGTATAAGCAAGTGGCTACACCTGCTTTACCAGTAAGTCTATTCTTTAACACACGAATGACCGTGGTGTTAGCTATCTTAGTGTCAGGGTTTTGTCTGTCACGTTCAAGACCAATGACTGTATTAGGCACAGAAGATAGTGAACCAGAACCACGCAGATCTTGTAGCGTAATCCTATCCCCTTCTTCATATGCTTTATTAGTCTTCTTGAGTTGTGAGATTACATCTATCCTCACACCAGTCCTACTAACTAGACCTCGTAGTTCTTTCATAATACTATCTATAAGTAACCGTTCGTTTGAATTGTTATCATAGTCAGAATCACCAGACATAAGTCCAGTGGCTGCAGCTGTGATATGATCCAACACGATTACATCTACACCTAGAGACACAGCCATGTACTCTATGCGTGAACATAGATTCTTGAGTGCGTTATTACCTAAGTGATCATAGATATATAGGCTAGTATTATTCAAGCTTTCTCTTGCTGTTGTGTATTCTTCATCAGTAAGATCATCTATAACATGGATATCAATAGGATCTTGACCTAGTGATTCCCTTAAGTTATTCATCATACGTGATGCTCTAATAACTCTAACAGGTTTGTTGATCATGAGAGAGATCATATCATCCATAGTTTCCTGTGGTGATTCTTCTAACATGATAGCACCTACCGACCTACCTTCAATTAGGTGGTGGTGTATTAACTCACGAACAATTGTAGTCTTACCTGAGCCTGTACCTGATGCCCATAGTGTAATCTCTCCTGACCGCTGACCTACTAAGAATTCAGTAAGCGAATCAAAGGGGAAGGGATACACTTTAGTTTCAGATAGATCAGGCGCTTCAGCTATACTAGAGATATGCATGATCTCATCTGGACTAAATCGTTGTGCTTCCCATACAGCATTAATTACTGATTGGGAATCATTATTCATTAAGCATTCGTTCGCATCCTTATAAGGTAGTGTTGCTATCTTACATTTACCTGGCGGTAAGATCTCAGCAACTGCTGCTGCTGCCTCTTTGCCTGGCTGATCGTTATCGAACATTAAAACAACTTCATCATAACCACTAACAAACTCTAGGTTATCCTTCACTGCTTTCACTGCACCTGCAGCACCGTTGGGTAAGCTAACAACTGCCCACTTAAGATTAAATAACTGAGCAACAGTCATGCAATCGTACTCACCTTCAGTGATTACCAATCGCTTACCGCTACCAGTCTTCCATAAGTGTTGACCCCATAGGGTTACATTGTTAACATCACCAATCCATCTGAATGTTTTATTCGGACCACGTAAATGTTGAGCAACAAGACCACCATTACTAGAATAGAACGAAGCAATCTCGGCTTTCTTATCGCCTTGTCGTATAGACTCATAACCATACATACGCATAGTCTTTTCAGTTATACCACGGTTGGCTACATAAGTACCTTTGTAAAAGTTTACATTACTTGGTTCTGTAACTGTTGGCACTGTTTCTCCTTTACCACTTTCTCTATACTCACAAGCAAAACAATACTTGTGACCGTCATCATAGACGGCTAAGTTGTCACAGGAAGTGTCCTGCCCATGGCTAGCACAAGCAGGACACTGTTCCCTATCAATTACCTTTGACATAGCTCTCCTTACTTCTTGCATTCTTTACCACAGTCACTCCAAGGCATTGACTTACACATCCAACACCACATAGGGCGACCGATTAATGCACCTGCCATGAAGACTACGATAGAATAAAATACTGTTCCTAATCCTGAACTTAACATTTCACCCATTGAACATCTCCTTAATTTTAATGTCGTCATCATTGACGATCTTCCATATAATTTTTCCTGCCCATGCTAAAGATATAGCACCAGTTGCTATAACTACAGGCAAGAATATCCAGCTAGCATAAGTTGCTAGTGCGTAGTTTATTACTACGAATATTATTCCTCCGATAATTGGACGCATACCCATTCTACCACCAGTAAGAACAAGCAAAGCCATACCGAATAAGGTACAAATACCTCCGATCCAACCAAGCATAGGACTGCAACTTGACATCGAACCAGCCACAACCTCATTACTAACTCCTTCTATGGAAGGTGTTGACGGAAACCAGTTAGACTTTGAACTACAACCCATTAATAGTAAACTAAATAATAGGTATTTCAATTGTGTTTTCATTTGTTTCTCCTAGATCTTCTATAGTCTGGACAACAGACTTAGGTATACAGTTGATATCTCCCAATTGTCTATCATCTCCTAATGAACTTGCTATAGTGATCTGCTCAGAAGATTCATCTACTATCCAACCTACTGTAGTAATCTTAGCAGGCTCGAGAGTTTTTAATTCTTCTGGGAACATCCATGTTGCATCAGGTCTAATGATATCCATCCACCGTATCTTAATTAATCTATATTCTTTATTCATTAATCTCCCCCAGTATCAATAACAACTACACTATTGTCATCAATTATAATATTCATATTCATTTACTCCTATAACAAAGTAACCATCTTCGCCAGGCTTAGCCCATTGTTTAGTAGCATATATTTGGCGTATTTGTGTGTCGTCTTCCCACAAGAAACCGTTCATGCTATCGAATATTGCTTTGAGATAGTTATCTATATCTGCTCTCGGAGCTTCAAGCTTAGTAGTCTTTGGTCTCTTAACATACAACTCCAAGTCTACACTGAGTGGATATGTTAGTGGTTCAAATTCTCCTAAGATTTCAGGAACTAAATCCAGCATGACCTTACGGTATTCTTTGTAAGCACCAGTGAAGTAAGCCCCGTGCTTTGACACACGGGGTCTACTTGCTGCCACTGGGCTAATAGGAAACTTCCACTCCATTAGAATGGAAGATCCTCGACTTCTTCTGGTTCATTTGTATTACTCTCTGGGGTAGGAGCAGTATACTCAGAGCCATCAAAGCCGTCGGTTGGTGCGAACCCACCAGTATCTGATGCGTTCTTCTCGATGATTTGACATCCATTAAGATAAATACTTAATGAGTTATCACGATCGAGAACCATGGGGTTTAAGCGAAGGCGAACTTTGTCTCCACCGAATGGTGTTGCTTCAGTCTTTTCAGCTTTAGCATCACGACAAGGGAATGTTTGTTCACCTTTCTTTACGAATGTCTTCGTCTTTACTTTAAGTAGGGTATCACCATCATCATCAGTACGCATACCATTGATCTTTTTAGCACCAGATTCTTTCATAAGATTATCTAGTGTTAATTGAAGAGCCTCGTCAACAATTACTGTGACGTTATGGTTGGCTGAATCTGCTCCGAACTTATCATCCGGTCGGTGTAGGTGTCCCCACTTTACGTTAAGTGTGTCAGTTACAAATGCTTTCATTTAATTTCTCCTTTTGTTTTCTGACCCGTTGTTATTATTCATGTATTATACCATAAATAAAAATTAAAGCAACTCTAAAATTGGAATTCCATCAATAATAATTCCTGCTGAGATCACAGATTTGTTTAAGTGTGCCTTAGAATAGTTCATAGCTTTGTGATTCATATCAACACCACAACCTACATTCATACCAAAGATTCTTTTGGTAACTGTTTGTTGTACTTTAATAGAAGCTATGCTATGTGTATGACCCATGACTACTGAGTGCCCAAGCCTTTGCGCAGCAGTAAATGCAGGCTGCTGACCACTAAGACCAGTACCATGAATATACTGAACACCGTCAATAACAAAATCATAATCCCAATCCCAATTAGGAGTATCATAAAGTTCTTTATAGTCTGCCAGATAGACGGACGGTATACCTGCAGTTGCTGATAATCTGTGTACTCTTTCATCATGATTGCCTATGCATACATATGCTTCTGGGAAAGCTTTCTTCCAAGCCTTCAGTCCTTTTACTACTGCCTCGTGCTCATCAATAGCACTAGGTAATTCAGGATTCTTTTGATGATAAGAGATAGCGTGCATGTCTACAATATCACCTATGAATACTGTAGTATCAGTCTTATACTTTCTCTTTAACTTCTTAACGAAACCTAAGTAGTCCTCGTGTGTTGCGGGTAGGTGTATATCACCTATGCATAATACTCTAGCCATTATTGTTTCTCCGTTTATTGTAATCTGTCTTCCACTGCTGAGCAATAGAAGGTAGATCCTTTCTCGTTCTAGTTTCTTCAATGGGTTGATGATTGTTACCTTTGTTATCATGTTTCCACTTAGCATAGTACGCTTCAATAGGTTCATGTAAATCTATCTCACCGTTCATGTGCATGATTTGCAATTCGTTTAAAGTATTGTCTAGTCTGTAGTCATAATACTTTCCATTAGGTTCAATCATTAATCTCTCCTTCATTAGGTGGTACACTTATAATAATGTGTAATCCACAATCTTTCTTAACTTTTTCTCTTTTGAAATTCTTCATTAAGTTTTCCATAAATAGTGTAGCAAACTTTTGATTAGGGAATGCAATATCTATTTTAGAATTACTATTATTTTTAGCAAGTTCAGTAACATAATCTATGTTCTGTTCCATGTCATGTTCATTTGTTATTATTAAAAAGCTCATGAGAAGAAGAACCTAGATAATAATACATCAGCGATATCTAAATCACCAGTCATTGGAACTTCTGGTAACTGTGTACCAATTAAGGATCCAATGTCCTCTCGAAATTTTTCTAGCAAATTTTTGGAATGCATCTTTTTAAACTCCTCTCTAATATGTTTGTTTAAGATACCTATTAACGGAGCGTGACATCCAAATGAATCGTGTATCATAGACATATCTTTTATATGATCAGCTATGAAAGCATAGATAACAAGAAACATGTGGGCAGCATCCAACGAATGAATATAGTTAGGAGAGATAGCTTGCTTAACTGCTCTCTCATCTATATCCTTAGTTCTAAAAAAGAACTGAAGCTCTTTGTTGTTAAACATCTTAGCTAAAGATCTTCTTGAACCAGTCTTATTATACACGTGTACAACTTTAAAACCAGATGGTGTATACCATACTAGTTGTTTATTATTTTCACAGGCTATACTAGCTAATTCTTTTAGGTAAGCCTTGCCTCTGTTAGGTCCTTCAAGTGATGTGTTAAGTCCTGCTTGTATAGCTCTAGCTAATTCAACAACAGCACCACCTCTACGTTCTTTAGGTATCCAATCAACATGACCTTCTGATCTAGTATACTTTTGAATACCATAAAATGTTAAGCCATATGAATCACACATGGTAGAACGTTTAGTTACATCACGACTAATACCATCAACCCAATGATCCATGAACTCTTCATAGTAATTATTATCATCAAGATGAAACTTACAGTAGTCTGTAGTTTTATCAGCAACAAATTGATAAAGATCTTGAGGTGTATCAGATGGTAACACATTGGTTAGTAAACCTATTACTTCATCACGCATAAGTGCAGCCCAATGTTGTGAGCCATTACACTTACCGTCTATATGTACAGGAACTTGTGTTAATCCATCTGATCTCATTAGATCAAAGATTGTAGCTAGTCTTTGGAATGATTTATTTTTCTTAGGTGAATTATCAATCCAGAAATGTTCTGAGTATGGGTCATCGTTTATCTTTTCAAAGATGTGCCAATGTTTATCTACCCATTCAATACGCTCATCGAATGGTATCTTATCCATACCAAACAGATTTGCTAAGTATATCTTTTGCCAGTACAATCCTTCTTCAGTTTGTTCTACTGCATTAGCAAACATAATCAACCCACGATCTATATCAGAACTTTGAGGTGATAGTAATTCACATACAGAATAAGCACGCCCTCTAAAGTCTAGAGTATATGGCATGTAAAAGAAATTCCACTTGGATAATCTATCTATTAGTTTAAAGCGAACAAACATTCTACCTCTAGCTTGCTCGTCTTTATACCAGTTACCCCAGCTTTCTTCACGGTGTTGACACCATACAGCTTGCTCTTGTTTAGTACCATCTTCTGGGTACTCATCATTAAACATAAACTCTTCAAAGTTACATGATGGTAAGTTAGCAAGTCTTGTATTGTTTTCAAATAATGATTTCATTACATCATATATTCTCATGTTTATACACCACTCAGTTTTTTGCAATGCATTCAACCCATCGATAACTAACTGAGAAGGTTCAGAAGATATCTGATTAAGCTTCTCGTCTTCATATAGATTAGATCTATACTTTTGTACTACAGGTTTCCTAATGTTAGGAGTAAGATGTCCACCTGATGATGATAATGTGTGATCAACGGGCGGTACAATCATAGGTCTATATAGTAGAGTTGACATCTCTAATAAGTAATGTTGTTCATGTAAATCTGACAACAGTTCAGGTGCTAACTCTATGTATAGGTAATTCCTATAACCTTTTTTAGTTTTCTTTCTTCTTCTTACTGACACAATTACATTACTTTCTTCAGCAATCCTTATCATGTGATGACCAAAGTCTTGTCGCTGCTTTAGTGTCATGTTAGGTATTGTATCCATCTTCTTAGCAAATGCTATACATCTCTTAGGTGTCCAGTTCTTAATGAACTTGGATTGTGTACGCCAATCCTCAGTATAGTTTTCTTTAGCTTGTTGAAAGCCTACAATATTTATTACCTCTTGTGCTATAAGATTTGATAGCATCTGTGCAGTAGGTGGATTGCATTGTTCTGAGAACTTGTATCCAAATATGTTAGGTGTCAGCCATACTCTAAGTAAACATCTTATAGTTAAGTCAGCCATCTTCCGTGAACCTACTGCTAGTAGTGGGTGTACCCATTGAGGTGTCTTAGCATTAAGACATACTCTATCTATCCACTCTTGATAACATGGTTCCAGGCTAGTAACCGCAGCATCTAATAACTGTTGTTCAGGTATGCCTTCATCAGGTGCTCTGTTATATTCATTCCAGTATCTGGAACAAGATGTCATTAGCATGTCTTCTTCTAACACACGCTGCCAATCATCTCGTTTAATCTTATCACCTTTAGATAGTTTATTCCATTGAGTTGTCAAGTTTATTCATCCTTTTTTCAAACTCTTCACGGGTTATCTTACCGAATGCAAGGTCATATCTAAGACCATACTCTTCATCAGATATATCACTCTCTCTTCTTCCATCACCCTTACCTGCATCACCATCCCATTTCTTAGGGACATATTTCTTTTTACCTTCACGAACAGCACGCTGATCTTCCTTCATCCTACGCCAGTGCCGATCTGTATCCCAATTACTATTGTCTTGTCTCCAAGTATTCCCAGGCATAATGTCTCCTATAATTGTCGGGGTGGGTTAGCTGTTTATAGTTATTTAACTGCTAGCTCCAGCTGCCCACCCCTATTAAATTATTGACTCTGGACACAAGCCACCGTGTCTGGGAGCATTAGGTCCTTCCTCAAGGACCAGTACCCTCTACCGTAAGGAATCTTACATCCTCTTCACGCCTTACAGGCAGTCTTATTTGCTGACCATGCATCACCAAAGGCTTTGTACTCGGCAGAGTCTGATTGAGAGACCCCGCTGGTTAACGTGTCCTTCTGACGGACGGGGGTTTTAGCCGTAACTCTCGTAGATTGTAGATGGGTTAC